CTATTTACAACTTTATCTTTGCCAAATCTTTCTACATAAGCATCGTAATCTTGTGGCTCGACCATATAGAAGTATTTAACACCATTAAGTTCAAACAGATTATGTGTTGTACATATATCGGACCTATCCTTTGAAATTATACAAATTGGATATTTATTCATATTCCAAAGACGAAATATCGTTTCTACCCTCAAAAGGATAATTGGTACTCCAAGCACCACTTTGTTTAGTTATAAATTCCAACTCTTTCTCCTTAGCAAAATGTTCTCTATCATACTCATTATCAAAATGTATAATTATTCTAAGCGAATCTTCTTTTTGTTCAAACTCTGGCATACCTACCCACTCATCATCTTCAGTACCACTATTGACCATATCTACATCAGAATTAGCATCCAACTGCCATACATCCATACCCCACTCGCCAAGTAATTGACTATCCCACTCATTAGCTAACGAATCCCAATCCCATTCTCCAAAGCCTACATTATCTTTAATTATAAACTCTGCTTTCTGTTCTTCAGTTAGGTCTTTGGCTTTTATTATTTCTACCTCTTTCACTCCTAAGTCTGTTAATGCTTTAAGTCGCATATTACCTCCCAGTACAACCATATCATCATCAACAACTATTGGTCGTAATTTCAGCATCTCTGGAAAGTCTTGTATTGACTTCTTCAATCTTTCAAATTTTTCGTCTCTAATAAATCTTGGATTCTTAGGGTTTGGTTTTAGATCTTTTAATTTTACTATCATTTTATTAATTAACTTTTTAGTTATTTAAGTATTTGTCATATAACTTAACTACGTGCTTGTATATGCACTTTCCACAACTTACATCTGGTCTGTATCTAAAGTCTTCTTGACATAGCTGTATAAATTCTTCGTGTAGTGGTTTACTTAATCTACCACCTTTTTGTTTTTGTATTGCTCGTATTTCTTTCTCCAGTTCTTCTGTCATAATGCTTGTAATCTTTTTTCGTTCTCTTTTGTTAAATCATATTTAATTGTAACATCTTCTTTTAGCTTCAGACCTAAATCCACTTGCATTGTATGGTTACCCTTTATTTTCTTAATTGCTGCAACCCACTCATTATTATATACCTTTAAGCTGTTTTTATTTGTCGAGAACAAATTATAAGGATCAACTGCCGACACCATTACTGGCTTTGCAAAGTGTCCAGCTTCAATCATTTTTAATTCAGATTTGCAACTATTAAATACATTGTCTTGTAATGGGATAACACATATACCACAATCTTTGTAATCTTCAGCATAATTTTGTATATCGCTAATCTGCACCTTAATTCCTTTCATACGTTTAGGTAACTTTGGTGTTTTAACAAAAAATGTTTCATTCTCAAAAGAATCGCCTAACAATTTCAGATCTTTCAAATGTGTTGTACCTCCAGAATAAAAGAAAGTATCAAAGTCCAAAGACAAGTCATCATACGCATATTGCTTTTCTTGTGGATCTAAAGCGTTTTTAACTACCAATACATTCTTGTTATATGGTCTTACCTTATCTGCGAGTATAGAAGTTGTTGTCCATACTTGATCTGCCAACTTTAGATTCTTAACAATACATTTATCCAAATGACTTTTCTGGTAATAGTATCGCATTGGATGTCCTTTTGGTAACACCCAATAATCGTCTATGTCGCAAATGACTTTAATGCCTTTTGCTTTTAGCTTTAAAAAGGTTTCCTCTGGCTGCAATAACCCAGATATATTCCTATTGTAAACAACGTGTGTTACTCCATCCAAATTATTAAAGAATTCATCGTTTTTATTCAGTAATACAACTACCTCAATACCATAATCTCGTTTCATTTTAGCAAATGGCATAAGCAACCTATGGTAACTTACTCCATTAATACCTCGAACGATTACAGCTATTTTAATCTTGTTCTCGTACATTATCTTAAATTGTTTTTTGGCTTTTGTATAGTCATCCCTTAATGTCCTATAACCTATCGAAGCACCCTTATGTATCTGCGTTAAGGTCTCGCCATTAGCAATAGCCCTTAAAATATTAGCATAATAATTATTCATTTTGTCGAGGACTTGCTCGACTTCTGGATGTTCTGAATCTTCATTGTCAAAGTAAAGATCTTTTTTTTTGCATTTTTTCAGCCATTGGTTACGCATAACCATTGCAAAGTAGCCTTTAAGGTTTTCAAGTGGTGGTTTTTGGATACATATTTCAAATGCAATAGAGATTAGCTCCTCTGCTTCCAGCTTATTGCCAGTAAGTTTCAAAGCATAATCTCGTATGCTATCATCAAAATATATGTCCTCTAAATTCAAAAGGGCAAACCAGATTCTTCGGTCGCCATTTCTTTCTTAGGTTCTGGCTTCCAAGTGTCAAGCTCAACGTATGGCTTTCCACTTTTACCGATGTTAATTTTAAGATTAACCCAACCTTTGTCTGTGTGCTTCTGAATAAATTGTATGGCATCTTCTGATTTTAAGCTAAGACCTCCAATAACCCATTCTGGTGAATTAGGATTCATTTTAAACATAAATCCGTCTGCGAATACTTTTTCTTGTTTTTCCATTTTACTTATTTTCGTTTATTATCATTGACAAAAGTACAGAATAATTTGCTAAATCCAAAACACTATCCTCTATACTCTCGTTGTTAGGCTCTTGGTCTGAGTTAATCAAAACACCTAATCTTGCAACTTTAGTAGCGATTAAGTTAAGGCAGTTTGTTCTTGCATCTCCACCAGCTATTGCCCCAGCTAATTTAAAATTGGACAACCTATCTTCATTAGCGTAGTCATCTCCTTTACTAAATAATGTTTTTCGCATTTCTCCAGTCATATAACCGAAGTGTGCCATTTGTTCTTTTTTAGTCATTTATTTCTTTGTTTAATTTTATGTCTTGTAATTTCCATTCGTGCCTTCTTGCGTGTGGTATTTTATGCCTTGTCATTAATCGATTAAATAATGTTTCTTTTTCAGCTATGTTTCCATAAACTTCTTCGCTAATTACTCGATTAGATCTTCTTGCTGTTACTTGGTACAATCCTTTCATAAATTATCGTGTTTTCTGTGGCATTCTCTGCATCTAACTTTTATATTGTCTTTATCCCAAGCAAGTTCTGTCCTTCTGGTCTTTTGTGCTTCATCTACTGAAACATTATGCGAGCAGTCAAGCCTTACTCCACTTGATTTTAAGCAATCGGTACAGAAGTTATATCCGTACTCCCAAAATTGTTCGCTTAAAGCATTTGCCTTCGCTTCGTGTATCCTTCTATCTATGACGCTTTTAGCTACTCGTTCATCATTCGACGTATAGTAGTGGTTCATATTGTATGCAAAGCTATACAAAATGTTTATAAATTATTAATCTTGTTATCCACATTAATTTTGTTTTGTAAATTATCTGTGTGGTTTTCCAGCATTTTTATTCTATTTTGAAGATCTGAAAACTTACAAAAATATTCATCGTTTTGCTTTTCTAAATAACAAGTATAATGCACAAGACTATTTAATTTGTCTACTTTGGCTTGTTTCTCTGGTGATGCAGTTACAATGTGTGTACTTGTATCGCCAATTTTAAAACCAGCTTGTCGTTTTAATGCTAACTCAATACTTGCGATTACTGCTTCTGCTTCTTGTATAATTTTACTATTATTAAAAGGGATCATTTGTTGTGTGTATTATTTCTTTTATTGGATCTTTTATTAATTCTTGTCTATCGTATGCGTATTTCTTAATATTGAATACTGAATCATATTCGTAGAATCTTTGTTTATTCCAGTCCATTTGCAAATAGCATTCTCCTAATTGGCCATAATGTTTTGGTTTTACTTTATCTACATTAATAATATATGGCTCGTGGTTGTCTTTAGTGTTCTTATGTACTACAATAATATTTCTGCCATTGTTATTCCATTCAGAACCACCCATTAAATCGTAGACACTTGGCTTGTTTACATCTCCATTCTTTACTTGTTTAGGATCTGGATTTTTAGGGTGTATAATAATAAAGCTGTGCATATTATTTACTTCCATAAATCTATTACGTAGCGACAAGATCTTTCTGAGATAGTCTGGGCTTGTAGGTTCTCCTTTGTGTGCTAAATAGTTCCAAGAATCTATACAAGCAGAATTGCAATTATTTTCTTTAGCGTAATTCCAAAATGCTTCTGGCTCGATGCTATGCTCTGCTGAAACAAATTTAAATCTATCTAATAATTGACTTGAATATTTGGATATTTCTTTCTCAGTAATAGTGTTAGGATAACCCTTAGTAAATGTTTTACCAGTCATTTTATGTAACAAATTTGATATTACTTCAGTATCACTACCATCGTCTGGCATATAAACACAATGTCTCCAGTTCTCGTTAATAGTTAAGCCCATCATTATCTCTTTCATAAATAAAGACTTACCATAAAAAGGGTATCCAGTTATATCTGTACATCCACCCTTAACAAATGATAATTGTTCGTCAAAAGATCTTAATCCAATTTTTGAGCCTTTAGGTATACCATTCTTGTGTAAATCGTATAATTGCTCCAATATATCTCCATTTGATTTTATCATATATGCTTCCTTTGAATTTTATAGTTTGACATATTAACAAATCTCTCGAGTTTATCTGGTCTTGTGATAAATTCTAAGGTAAGATACTTGTATCGTGTATCTATATGATGCTGATCTTTGCTTGCATTCTTCATAGCGTTTACGATATCTTCTTTTGTATATCCCTCTTTTATTCTATCTAATAGTTGTTTTTTTGCTTTCTCTGGTACAACCCTTGCATTTTTACCTAAAATATTATTAAACACCTCTAGCAGTTTACTGCTATCTATATTTACTTTATTTACTTTACTTTTATTTACTTTACTTGCATTGCTATCGTTATGCTCTAGCAATGCTGGTTGTTCTTTGTTCCATCTCTTATTTGCTTTTTCTCTCGCACTATTAGACTTTTCTAGTCTTTTGTCTAATCTTCGTTGAATGGAAATGCTACTAAATGTATCTTCAGTTAATACAAATAGGTCAAAATTTTCTACAATATTTTCGTATAAAGTCGTAGTACAACCAAGATAATAGGAATACATCTCGTAATCTCTATTAAGTTTGTTGTCGTTTTGGTATAGATCTTCTATAATACACCAATAAACACCATAACCCTCCATTCCGTGTTTGTAAATTAATCTTTTAATTTTTGAGTCTGCCCTTGATCCGTAATCGTGGCTAAAATAAAATGTTTCTTTCATATATTTTGTTTTGTTGGGTACAAATATCTAAAAAAGACCTTAACAAAAAAAACCTAATTTTGTGTTATGATAATAATTTTAAAAAACCTACCTAAAATATCACTAAACAAATGGTACGCTGGTATGCATTGGGCTAATCGTAAAAAAATAAAAGACAATTACGTTAAAATAATAAAAAGCCAGTTTACTGAAGTATTAAGTAAAAACAATACCTATAATACTGAATACCATTTTACTTTTAAGTCAAGAGCATTGGATGCTTCTAATTGTGTTGCAATGGTTAAAATGATAGAGGATATAATATTTGAAAACGATAGTTATAAGATAGTTAAAAGCATACTAATTACAAGCGAAAAAGGTTCTGAAGATTCGCTAACAATAAAAATAAAATAAATAAATTCTTTTTGTATTGGTTTTTTATACTATATTTGTACCATTATAAGATACAAACACAATATGAATTTAGAATTTACACCAGAACAATTATCCACCATACTCGGTGAGATGAAGAAGCGAAAAGAAGACCTTGAAAAGACAAACCTATTAGTAGGTGGTCAAGAAGATTTTAAAAAAATGCTTCAGTACGAAATTAAATTAACAGACGATATTATTAATATCTGTTTAGAATACCTATAACAATTAACACACAAAACAAAATGATAAAAACAATTAACTTTTACGATTTTCAACGAGGCTTTGAAATTCAAGGCAGACAAAACCAATTCAGCTATTCTGGATTAAAAGCATTATTTGAATACTTTGAGCAATTAGAAGAGGATTGCGGTTATAGCTTAGAGTTTGACCCAGTAGCTATATGTTGTGAGTATGTAGAGTATGACAACATATCTGAGTTTCACTTAGATTACGACCACGAAGATTATCCAGACGTTGATTCTTTATACGACCATACACAAGTTATAGAGATAGACAAACAATCATTTATAATAGTAGCATTTTAATAATATGAAAGAACCAATTTTAAAAGTATTATCAGCATTTATGCCATTATCATTATGGTGTTGTGCAGCAGAAGAACCAAGAGCAGCATCAATATTATTCTTAATTGGATTATTTGCAGCCTTAGAATTAACATACATAAAAATAAGAAAATGACACAAAATAAAACACAAGTAAAAGATGCAGTAACCTATTTTGAAAATATGGGTTTTATTGAAGAATTAACAACAGATAAAAGACACTTTGTCCAGACACTAATTAACTATGCAAAAGAGAATATGGATATGGATAGAGACGAAGTATTTGATGCAAAGAAGATCTTAAAAAAAGCTGGTTATCAAACCGTAATGTTTAACATATCAGATATTATGGACCACTTTTATTGTTCTGAAGATATGGCACACAAAATATTAGACGAGGTTTATTCTGAGATGGATGGAGATATATGGAACGAGATAGTATATAAATGCAATTATTACGAAAAACAACAAAAAGATTAAAAATATGGACATTATAGAATTTAACAAATTTAAACTAGATCTTAAGCAATTAATTAATGACGAAATCTCAGAATGCAGATTAACAATAAAAGCACATTGTGACGACGAAATATTAAATACAGATGTTAATGGATTTTTTAAGGAAAGAATTAAAGAATTAAAAGAATTGAAAAGCAAAGTATCACAACTTAAAATCAATCAAATATGAAGTATAGTAAAACAATATCCGCAGAATTAAAAGACATACTGAAGTCTTGCACATCAGTAAGCCAACGAGAAGAAACAGCCATTAAGCATAACATATCCATTCATACATTGAATAGCGTTATTAATGGTAGCAGAAATATAACATTCAAAAATCAGAAGTGCATACAAGATCTACTGGCAAAAGCAATTAACAATGCTAAGGAAATGCACTTTACATTATTAGATTATTACCAAGAAATAAAATATTTATAAAAGAAAAAGCCCTCTGGGTCAATCGAGGGCTTTAATCACAATATGAAGAAACATTTAAGTTTCACACAAAACAAAGTACAAGGTTAACAACAAAAATTTTAACGAAATAAACATTATTTAAACATTTTAATTATATTTGTCCAATGAATTTATACACAAAACTAAACGAAGTCAAAAAAGAGATTGGAGCAATTTCTAAAGACAGCACAAATCCATTTTTCAAGTCAAAGTATTTTGACATTAATTCACTTCTTAGGCACGTAGAGCCATTACTACAAAAGAATGGTCTATTATTATTGCAGCCAATTATTAAGGGCGAAGTGTTTTCTGAGATCTTAGATGTCGAATCTGGAGAAAGCGTAACAAGCTCAATACCATTACCCAATATGGAAGATCCACAGAAGTTAGGATCGGCAGTAACTTACTACAGACGATATACGCTTCAGTCATTATTAGGATTACAAGCAGAAGATGACGACGCTAACTCAGCCAGTCAAGCTACAAAAAGCCAAAAGCAATGGGTAAACCACGGCGATAAGATCTGGAACGCAGCAGTTGATAAAGGTGTTAAACTCAGCGAGTTAAAAAAACACTATTCAATAAGTAAAATTAACGCAGAAGTATATCCAATCAAATGAAACAATTTAAGATAAGAGCATCTGCTTCCAGTAGTTTAATGACAAAACCTCGTAACAAAAGCGAGGTCTTGTCTAAAACAACCAAGTCATATATAGATCAATGGATTAAAGAACAGATCTATGGTGTACAAAAGAACATAAAATCCAAATATTTAGACAAAGGTAACCAAGTAGAGGATATGGCCATAGATTATGCTGGTCAAGAAAAGGGTTGGCTATTTGCTCAGAAAAACGACGAGTTCTTTGAAGATGAACATTTTTGTGGTACTCCAGATGTTATACTTGACGATAAGATTATAGACATAAAATCAAGTTGGGATTGTTTTACTTTTCCTTTATTTGAAGAAGATATACCAAACAAAGCATATTATTATCAATTACAAGTATATATGCACTTAACTGGTAAACGCAAAGCAGAATTAGTGTATGTTCTAATGAATACACCAGAACATTTAACATACGAAGAAAGCCACGACTATTCAGAAATTAATAGCAAGTATCGTATTAAGATCTATCCAATAGAATATGACGAAGAAGTCATTAAAAACTTACAAGAAAAAGTAGAACAATCAAGACAATATATAAACGAAATATGCAATTAGTGAAAGATTACAAAACACAAAACCAAGATTATCTATTTATTCGCAATACTCTGAAGAAAGGATATACGCACCTAAGTACAATATTAGGTCTATGTAGAAAAGTCGGTATGGCAGAAGCGAATAGAAAGATAAACGACCTTGTTAAAATGGGGCAAATAGAACAAGTTGCCATACAAGACGAAGATGGAAACATTAAATATAAGTTCTTTTCAAAACAAGAAAGTCCATCCTATTATTCTGCTGCTGGTATAGAAAGTATTGGTGGTTGGCAAAGCGATGGAGTTTTAAAGGGTAGATTAACATTTGATAAACTATTAAAATGTGTTTCAAGGTATTACAATATTCCAACTAAAGAAATTATTGGAAGTAATAGAAAACGAGAAAAGGTAATATGTAGACAAATGTTTTGCTACATAGCCAGAGAAAATATGCCAGATACTTCTTTAAAAAGTATTGGCTCTGCATTAGGTGGACGAGACCATTCTACGGTAATACACTCAATACAATCTGCTTCAGACTTTATGCAGTACGACCAAAAATTTAAAAAAGATTATATTAGACTTAACGAATTTATTAAAACCAATTTATAATATGAACATTAAAAATCAAATCACACAGCTATTGACAGAAAACAAAGAAATGCGAGACAACCCTAAAAAGTTAGTAAGGAGAGCCTTGCAAGACATCTATGGGACAAATGTATTATCAGCAATGATTGTATCCGAGCATTACAAAGAGGTAGAATCCATAATGAGATGCAGCAGAAAAGTCCAGTCGGATAACGAAGATCTAAGAGGAGAAAAGTGGAGACATCGTAAAGAGGTGTTGGCTCCTAAAGTTAGACAAGAATTAGGATACAAATGAAATTATTTTTTATAGTGTTAAATGTTGGATTATTCTTGACCACTTCTTCAGTAGAGGTGGTTAGGAGTATTCCTAAAAATAATTTAATAGAAGCGATTATCTACGTTGAAAGCAGAGGAGATATAAAAGCACATAATATCTCAGAAGATGCAGTAGGGTGTTTACAAATTAGACCTATTATGTTACGAGAGGTTAACAGACTTTTAAGATATAATAAATACAAGTTAGCAGATAGGTGGAATAAATCTAAATCCATAGAAATGTTTAACGTAATTAAAGAACACACCACAAACGCTACCAATGAAAAGTTAGCCAGAAACTGGAATGGTGGTTGGAATGGATATAAAAAACAATCAACACTAAAATACTGGCACAAAGTCAAGCAACAATTATGAATAAACACATTTTAATTTACGCAATCATTACTATTATAGTTCAAGTCGTTATAATAACAGATTTGCTTTCTAAACGCGGCAAACTGGAAACAATAGAGGCGATAATCGAACAACCAGAGTTAAGCGATATTGACGGACTGCTTAACGAGATAGACACACTACAACTTAAATCAGACACCATCAAGCTATATTATGAACGCAAGACAAGTAATTACCATATTCTGCCTCGCTCTGAGCGTATTCGCTTATTCGCAGATCGAGTTAATAGATAAGAACAACGATACATTAGTTTGTATTACATATCCTCAAATGGATAAGATCTATATTGAGTTGCTTCAGAAAGATAGTTTAATGGAACAAGCTCAAATAATGCGTTTTAAAGAGTTTAAATACATACAGATAGTAGATAGTACCAGAAAAGACATAAATAGTCTTAAAACGTACTCTAATAGCCTTGAGGACGATTATAATGACTTATTGACTATATCGAAAATACAAGAGCATAAAATAAAACGTAATAGAAAGATCGGTTTAATTATGCTTGGAGTGATAGTATTACAAGCGTTGTTATAAGACAAACTCGGTAGCTTCGTCGATATTCAAAAAACAAACTTCTTTTGTAATAATACTATTGTTGGCAAATTCAGTTGTGGCCCTTAGTTTCTTTTCTACCCATATAGGTTCTATATCGTGCAAATTAAAAGAATAAATACCCTCTGGTGTGGAGTTTATATAAATTGCATCATCTAAGTGTTTACCAGTTTCAAAAATCATCGCATCATATTTCTTTTTTTCCAGTAGTAAAGTAGGATAATGCTTTCGTCTACATTTTAGCTCTATTCTATGCTTGAATTTTGGAGAATAACAATCCCATCGGCTCATTTGATTTTTTGACTTGACTAAATCAAAATATACAAATTCTTTCAGCCAATTAAATAGATCTTCTTCTTTCCAATTATACATTAATATTCTTCAGCTTGTACATCAAAACTTGGACAAGCCTTGTTAGAAAATTCATTGTGTCCATATACTGAAATTTCTGGATATACTTTTCGTATCCTTATCATTAACTTAACCAACGATTCTTTTTGTTCTTCAGTTCTTGTGTCGCTTGGTTTACCTTTTTCATCAAGACCACCAGCATAAGCAATACCAATACTAAATTTATTATATCCACGACAATGTGCTCCAATTAGCTCGATTGGTCTACCAGATTGAATTGTACCATCAAGTTTTATATGATAATGATAACCACAATCCGACCACCCTCTTGCTAAGTGCCATTGAGTAATATCCTTAACATCCACATCGTGATCTGGTTTTGTAGCTGTGCAATGGATTAAAACTTTGTTAATTGGTCTCAAAACTTTTTTAATTTTTTTCATAATTGATTGTTATTGTGAATATCAAGAAATACAAATTTATAGTATTATAACTAAAATCCTCATCAGCACCCACATACTCCCAACCTAAAGTAAATCTGTCGTGTGGATAATGTCCTATTATATATATCTCGTAATTCAATTATAGTTGTTTTTTAACTTTTTTTAGATTGTTGATAATTTCCAGCATCTTAGCAATCATAGAATAGCCCTTAACTGCCTCAAAACTTTCGTCTATACTCTTTGCTTCGTTTATTATTAGCGTTAATGCAATAACTTTAGTAGCCATAAACTCCACATCAACAAGATTAAAT